TGTTTTTCTCCCTTGATCTTCCTATGTGTTGCAACAGAAAGGAGGGCATATTTGCCCCCCTTTGAAGTTTGCTTCACTTCAGGATCACGACCAAGATTACCTATCAGGGTTATCTGATTGTGCATTTTGCTCCTTTCCATTCTGAAGTTGTGTTAGCTTTTCTTCGTACAAAGTTTTTACATGCTGATAGATAGCAGGACTTGACTTCTTTGCTTTAGCCATAGCCACTTTGTACATTGTTCCATACCCCTTTAATACTTTTAGGTTAGCAGCATTCTTTATCTGCTCCTCAAAAGTACCAAGTGCTTCATCATCTGATGGCCCAATCTTTTGTTTGTTTGTTTGTGATAAATCCATCTCATCTTCTGAATAGATGAATCCATGCAATCCTAATAATTTTAGTATTGCTCTATCAATTGCTCTTTTTTCTGCCATAGCATATGGATAAGAGTTTTTTGTATTCTTTGGAGATGCTTCTCCATAAGTAATACATTTTGCTTTTCCTCCATTTATTCCAATTGATGCAGTACATTTGATACACACAACACCTGCAGCAGAGTTTGTTTCTATCTCTGTAAGATCATATTCAATCTTATTTTTAGCTCCAGCTTGTTCAATGTATCTGTGATACATAACCCAAGTACCATGACAATCCCATAAGCATTGTTTAGGATCAAGTCCAAGTTCTTTGAGTATTTTTTTGACTCTATCGTCTAGTGGTTTTCCCATTACATCCTCCTTTGGTTTTGTTTGAGAATTAAATTACCAGCTTTGTTTCTAGTAATTATCACGCCACCTCCTGTTGCTTTTCTGCAATCATCAGGTACGCTGCCTTTGAGTATTACTCCAAGGGCTTTATTTTCATCTGCTACAATTTTGGTTTCAATCCATTTACTTGCATTAGATAAAAATTCATTGTTGCCAGTTTCATCAAAATCAATTGATCTCATGTCATTGATTTTAATTTTACCAGCTAACTTCGGTAACTCTGAAGTATCTAAATTTTCAGGTTCTTTATCTTTTTCAACATGCTGCCAAAAGCTATGTTCAATACCATAAAGTTTATTCATATAATCTTTATCAGCATCTACTTTGCACCATTCATGTCTATTGTTACCAAAGATAATAGATAAATATATATACTTACATCCACTAACCATTGTGTAATGTTGAAGTTGTGGCATGTATGTAGAGATACAATTATCTAAAGTGTTGTTGGAATTAGTATGCTTATATTCAATAGGCACATCTTCTTCCATGATTACCCCATCATATGTTGCTGTCATAAATTGATGAACATTTTTAAGACTAGCATTTTCATCATTAACAGGATGCAAACCAGTAGCTATTGTAAAGAATTTATTATTAACATCTTCAGTAGCTAAACCAATTTGCACTGGTAAATTTTCTGATAAATCATCAGGTTCTTTCCTACCAGTTTTTTCTAGCCATAGTGTATGCCAATCTCCTCTCATGATTCTATTAGCATCACTACCACCAAGGCTCTTTCTACGATCTTTCATAGTTTATTTCTCCTTTGTTCTTTTGTTATACTCGTTTTGTTCCATTACTTCAAGCGTATAAATATCCTTTGTAATACGCTGCAACCAGCCCTTATGATATTCATAGTTAGTTTCCATCCTATCTACAAACTCTACTGGCAGGGGAAGTCTTGGATATTTGAATGTACGAATAATATCATTAGTACAATCTTTTAAGAAAGCAGCAGGATAACTTCCGAGTATAGAGAAGTATTGCTGCAATCCTAATTCGTTTGGCACTTGTATTGAAAATGTACTTGCAATAGTTTCAATACAAACTGCAATTTCTTTTTTGTTTGCATGGCGTAAAGCTGCTGCCATCTTCTTGATCTTGATTATTATTGGATCAATATTTATTTTTTGTTTTGGGTATTGAGAGGATTTTATTATCTGTCTTATCTCCCATACTTGCAACATCATAGATTCGTCTGCGTCTTTCTTGAATAGACTTGGAATCATATGGATTGTTGAATGCTTTAGCTTGTCCTCTATTGTTTGCAAACTTGATTGATCTTCTGATCCAGTTTCTAAAATGAGCATCCCAGTCTGCTGCAACTGTTCCATTCGCTTTGTAATAATCAATGAATTGTTCTTTTTCATATTCTATATCTACCTCACTTCCATAGTTTGTAATGATATGTTCTAGGTTTTCTTCTGATAGTTCCCATGTATCTACAGGTAACTTGTATTGATGGACTACGACTTGGCATTCCAATGCATTACACCAATTGAAAAAGTTTTCTGCATTTGGAATTTTTTTGCGACTCTCCCATGAATGTATGAGAGAGTCTGCAACACCTATTTTGTACGCTAATTCATCAGTTTTTATTCGTAAAGCTATTCTACGATACTTTAGCTGCTGAATGACTTTTTTGTACAACATAGTTACTCCAATCAATATTATCTGCATGACTACCACGCTTTCTAAAAAAGTTTTCGTATTGTTTATGTTCTTCCATAAACAATCTTGAATAGAATGGTTTGTAATCATTATTTATTTTATAATCTTTATCAGAAGTAACTACACTTGTTTCCCATCTGATACGATTAATTATCATTTCACTTGATAGTCTAAGATGTCCTTTGTTTATTGCTTCGAATGCAAATCGCTTAAACAATTCATAGACTTCAGGATTTTTTACATGAAAATGTTTCCATTCTGTAACTAAATCCTTTGATGATTTATCTACACTATTCATGTTTACCTCCATCAATAACTTGTAGTATTTTTTGTGGTACTGCTAAATCAGTTTCAGCATTTGGTGTTTCTTTAAACTGCCTTAACAAATCGCCAATCATATTATCTGATATATTGTATAGCTTACATACATCATAAAACTTTTCTAAACCTATACAATTCATACCTCTTTCATACTTTTGTATTTGTTGAAAAGTTACACCAAGATGATTACCAACTTTTGTTTGCGTATGTTTTTTACTTTGGCTATCTCTAACTATACGCATCCACAAACCTACATTCTTGTAAAATGTATTCATTACTTTACCTCCATTTCTTTTGTTAATACTAATGGTTCTTCTATTGTTTCGGTTAAGTATTGGTCTAATGGTTCACTTACACTATCAGGCATATCTGTAATAGTTTTAGTAAACCAAGTATTATCAGGTCTTAGTATTGTACATACTACTGCCCAACCTGTTACTTTCATGCATCCTCCTTTGTTACTCTTTCCCAATGATAAGTTTTTCTTTCAATACCATTAGATTCTTTTGTTATCCAAAAATCTCTTTTGAATTTAAAATCAAAAACTTTTGGTAACATACTTCTTATTGCAGGAGATATATTTTTATATCCTGAGTTCTTTGTTTCTACTTTTTCATATAGACCTTTGAACAATGGATTATCTTTTTCTTCATCAAAATAATCTCCTACTACAGCGACTCTATCTCCAACCCATGATCCTATAATATCATGGCCATCAATATCTCCGCCACCTCTACGCTCATTACCCTGAGCAATCATAAGAATATATAATACATCAGACATTGATCCATCATATCCTACTTGCTCTAGGTGTTTCGCAAAGATTCCTATATCCCAACCTGTAACATATTCTTTTTTGTCTATGTTAATCAGTTTATGATACTGCCCCATATTTCCTCCTAACTTATATTTATAATGAGTTTTGTGTTTTCATTTTTTTCTTTTGCAAAGCAAATTTGTATAGAGTCAAGACTTCTATATTCTACTTTGCCATCTCTCCAAGCATCTCCAATAAACTCTACTTCAGCATTGCTATCAATCCTGTTAAGAGTTTGAAGTATAAACTTGAAATCATCTGTACTTACTTTCATGCTACCTCCTTGATTGCATTTGTTTGTGGTTGTAAATCTCTACAATACATATAACCTCTTTTAGCTAGTGAAGATGCTTTCCATATTGCAGATTCATTTTCTTCTAAACATTGAATCCAATTGTTAAGATACATAGCGTGATCTTCTCTTGGATTAGAAGTAATGTTTAGATGAGATGCAAGAAAACATGAACCTAGTTCTGCAACTAGTTCTTCAAATGCATATTTAGGGCTGCCAAATGTATTTGATATTTGTCTATTGCATCTCTTTTCATTACCTGTCCAATGAATCAACTCATGAAACATTGTACAATAGTAATTTTCTGTTGCTTTGGTTGGCATCATGATATAATCTTTACTTGGAATATAACATGCTTTGCCACCATCTTTGATGACAGCTCCAGTATTGCTGACAAAAGTTTCAGCAGCTTGAATGTCATTGACAAGATTTGGTTTCTTATCAAAGCCATCAAACTTTTCTACTTGCCCATCAACTTGCTCAATATTGAAAACATCAAATGTCCTCAATAGTTTGAAAGTCTTTTCAACTGACTCAACTTCTTTTGTGTATGTTTTATAGAATAGAAGTTTGGTTGATTTACTTCCTTTTTTTACTTGGCATCCATGCTGCAGCCATTGACGATAAGTACCATATACTTTTCTCTTGTACTGCTGGAATGATAGCCAAATAAAATTCATACCTGAATACTCATGACCATTTACAGATATGAAGTTTTGATTTGCAAAAGGTTTTGTCCATTGAGAACCATGTTTCTTCATGAGATCAATAACCTTTTCTGTTAATGCATTGACTACTTCTTTTGCTCTGCCTTGCATTAGACCTCCATTTCTTTTGTTAGTTTCAAAGGTTTTTCATGTATTGGTAATACTGAATTAGTATGTTCCAATTCAAGAAACCTATTTTCTAAATACACTTTAGCTTTTTCTACTGCTTCTGCTTTATCTTTAGCATCTACAATTTCTGAAAAACCTTGTGCTTGTATTTGAAAATTAACTAGATATTTCATAACACCTCCAGTTGTTTGTTGATTGAATCAATATTGTCATTTGCTTTTAACCAAGCATCTTTCCAATATTGATATTCATCTTGGGAATACATCATTGTTTGTTTATGATGTTTAAGCAGCAAGAATATTGATGCTCTTACATTTTCCCAGTGAATTTTTTGTGCATTCAAACCATCTATTGCATTCATCTTATCCCTTTCTTGTTGTTGTTTATATTGTTCCCATTCAGGCCAAGCTAATGATGACTTCACTTTACCCATGCTCCACCTGTTTGATTCTGCTAATGATTGCATCTCTAATCTTGCT